CCATAGAAAGCACTTGCACAAACTTTAGCATTAGCTGCTTGAAGATTTGCACCTGCTATTGTTACAGTTCCAGTAATATTTACATTACCACCTATACTTGTATTACCTGCTACTCCTAATGTACCACCTACCGAAACATTAGTAGCTACATCTATATCTCCACTTACAGATACATCATTTTTAAATTCTGTCTTACCTGTTATCTGTGCTGTACTACCTACTGCAAGTGTACCACCCACTGAAGCATTTGTTGCTACATCAAGATCACCACTTACAGATACGTCACCTTCAAAGACAGCTTTACCAACAACTGTTACTGTAGAACCTAATTGAGTAGCTCCAGTAGCTGTTAGTGTTCCACCTATACTTGTATTACCTGCTGTATCTATATTACCAGAGACAGAAGTATTTCCTTTAACAATTACATTACCACCAAAGTTACCATCACCAGCTACAGTAAGACTGCTTACAGATACATCTCCACCTATAGAAGCTGTAATACCACTAAGATTAGAACCATCTCCATAAAAAGCTCTTGCACATACATCTTGTACTACTTGTACTCCACTTTGTACACTTACATTACCAAATACTCCTAACGATCCTGAATCAACAACTTTGTTAGTTGATATCTGTAGAGCCGAATCAGTTCCATCCCCACTTTGAATAGTAACTAATGTAGTTCCTAGTCCAGTATTGGTTGTTGTAGCATTTACTTGAAGTATCTGCTTATAAGTTCCCGATATTAGTTTTCCTGTTAAATCTGTCATATCAAATCCCAAGCTCTATTGGCATCATCGTACTTTGTTGTATGCCTTGTTTCTTCTAAAGTAGTAGGATCAACTGTAATCCAACTGTTCTGTACATTCCATAGTGTTCCCCTACCACCATCATCAGGTCTAGGATTACGAATAGCAGGATTATCTTTTACATTTGGTACTCTATTCTGAGGATGGTTTTTTAAATCATACTGCCCTTCAAAGTCTTGAGGACATACCAATAACCCATAACTATTTAACCTCATTACTCTATGTGGATAAACAAATCCACACATATCACATACGGCTAATGCATTCTTTTGTGTAGCCATTAATTATAAAATGTTAGTCTAGGTATAAGATAGATACTGGATGTTTCTCTATCCTCTTGTAAAGCCCTTCCTAACACTTCCTCATAATTAGTTTTTAACATTGCAATCTTTGTGTCTGGTACTAATGGTCTTTTCATAGACATATAGTAAGCCAGCCCACAAGTAAGAGCAGGTAAAAATCTTTTAGGAGCATCTGCATTTTGTGTAGCAGATTTATTTACATCCTGTAGTTCTTTAACTATCTCTAGTTTTAAAGTATCTGTAGAGTTCTCTGGTATAGGCCAGACAGATAATGTTGGATTATCTCTTCCTCTACGAATAGTATATTGATTAGGTTTACCTGTTTGTGTCTTTGCAGGTATAAGCATATATTCTTCTGGAGTAATACGAGTAAGTTTTACATCTGTATCAGACCTACTAATTACAACCTCAAGAGCATTAATAGTACTACTATCTAGATCGTAGCTAGTTACTGAAGTTGTAAGAGTAAAAGAAGATGTACTTGTAGACCAAAGAAGAACTCCTCTATTCTGCCAATCTTTTAGCATTAGATTAATAGAACGTCTAGCTGAAGCAGCTTCATTTGCAAGAGTACTCTCACCCCCTATCATTTCAGAGGCTTCTTGAATTACTTCATCTATATCTAGATTAAAGTTATATGTTCCTGATACTGCCATTATTTCTTAACCTTTTTTCTTCTAACATTTTTTTTCTTTTTTGTAAATGTTTTTACCATTGTTGGTTTACCACCAACTCCTTGTGCTTTTGATCTTTTTCTAGTTACAGCACTCTTTCTTTGTGATGCTGTCATTTTACTTGCTGTAGATCTTGGTACACATTTTGGATATTTTCTTTTACTTTTTTTAGCAGACTTACGACCACATGGTTGGAATTTTCCCTTTTTTTTAGGAGCACCTATATCTACCCAATCTCCTTTTGGTCCTTTTCCAAACCATTCTTTTAGGCTCATGTGTAAGTACCACCACGTTTTTTATAAGTTCTAACTAACCAAGCATTAGCATAAGCACTAGGATACACTTTAAACTTCTTTTTTGCTTCTGCTTTTACTCTTGAATAAAGAGAAGGATTAGAAGGTTTAGGAGATTTTGATTTTCTTTTTTTAGCTCTAGCCATAGACTACTGCCTTTCATCTTCTTCTATGCATTCTTTACACTTAC